GAGACCCATGTAAATCATTTCAGAGTGGAATTGGGGAAGTCTAATTTGGCAAAGCCAGTCGATAAGGCTGTGTGGTTTGAGAAGAAGTCACATGATCTGGATAATGGGGATAGCTGCGCTGTATTGGAGAGGTGGGAGTTCCCTGATGCCTTTAGTGGAATGTCTGTGGATATCGGCAGAAAGATACAGCGAAGGATTGAGAGTGAGAGACCCAAACAAAGCTCTAGGGCTGAGAATTGGGCTGGGAAAATCATTATTGAAGAGATGGAGCTGGATATCAAAGAGAGTGACAAAGTAGCTAGAGTCAGAGCGACACAAATACTAAAGGAATGGGTGAGGACTGGCGTTGTGGCTATCTATGAGGAGCATGATGCAAGGCAAGGCAGAGTGACGAAATTGTACTGTCAGGGGGAAACAATTTTACAGCAATGAGAGGAGAAGTTATGAATTATAAATTTACAATTAGTTATGTAGTAGCAATAGTTTTAGTCAATATTGGGTTTGTATATATTGCGCCTGTACCTTTGTTGGGCGAGATGTTTCCACCTATGTCTCTTGTCGTAGGCGCAATATTTATATTAAGGGATTACGCCCAGAGGGAGATAGGGCATAGGGTTCTGATAGCAATGGCTGTTGGTGCTGCTGTGAGTTATCTAATGGCAGACCCATTTGTAGCTCTGGCTAGTGTTGTGGCTTTTGCTGTATCGGAAATGGTGGATTGGGGTGTTTATACCTACACCAAAAGACCTTTGAGAGACAGGATACTGCTGAGTTCTGCTATTGGAACGCCTGTCGATAGTGCCATATTTCTATTGATATTAGGGTTCTTTAGTCCAGTAGGCTTTCTTCTAATGACCATAGCAAAGATGTTTGCAGCATTGATTATATGGTGGAGATTAAAGTGATACACTATCATGGCACACCACTTACACCACAAGACGAACTAAATAAAATGGTGGGTAAACATTTCTGTGTTTCTTTTGAGGACGCAAGAAATATTGAGTGGTGTGTCAAGCATGGTCAATCTGTAATGCTTGATAATGGGGCGTTTAGTGCGTTCACAAAGGGGAAAGAGATTGACTTTAAAGCGTATGAGGAATGGCTAGAGCCATATCTCTATCCACCAAACTGGGCAGTTATTCCTGATGTAATTGATGGCAGCGTTGAAGAGCAGAAGAGGCTTATAAAACGATTTGGGCATTTGGCGAGGCATTTGGTAGCTCCTGTGTGGCATATGAGTTTGAGTATTGATTGGTTGCTGGAGATGGCAGATGGCTATGAAAGGTTTTGTTTTGGGTCTTCAGGGGCATATTGGCAAGTTGGTAGTGAAAGTTGGTGCAGAAGGGCTGATGAGGCATGGAATGAACTTACAAAGCGAGGGCATAAGTCATGGGTTCATATGATGAGGGGGTTGGCTTTGTGTGGGGATAAATACCCTTTTGCGAGTGCTGACAGTACAAATGTCGCTCGTAATTTTAAGAACAAAGGGGCAGAGGTTTGTCCTGAGAGAATGGCTAGACGTATTGATGCTATTCAATCCCCTCTGCAATGGACAATGAAAGAGAGGCAAGTTGATTTATTTGAAAGGAGAACACAATGAGTACAAATGACGATTATGAGAAGATATTTGCGCTGAAACCTATACCGAAAGATGGGAGGGTAAAGCAGTTGAGATGGATAAAACCAGAGGCTAGAAAGCGTATGAATAAGATGGTGAAAGAGGGTATTCTTCCTCGCAAATCCTCAGTAAAACGTAAGCAATCCTCGACGTGAAAAGTACCTTATTTTCTTCCTCTATAGATGTTTATCTCCCCTTTAGGGGAGATAACTATCGAGGAAAAGGTACAGGGGGGAATAGTTCCTCCTCGATAAGGAGAAGGTTATATGACGGATGAGACAAAGCCTTATGTTAGGTGGCTTGAAAGAACAGAGCTTGGAAAGATGCGTCAGATGATTATGGAGTTGACGGAGCTGGTTCGTAAGCAGCAACAGGAAATTGAAAAGTTAAAACAGAAGGAGAGAGAGAAATGAATGTAGATTATGGGGCTTTGATTTCAGAGGTGGGGAAGTTGATATCGGAGCGTGGGAAGAATTATGGAGAGCCTCTGGCTAACATGACGGATATCTCTGAGTTGTTCAATGTGTATCTGAAAGGTAAGGATAAGATTGAGGCTGTAGATGTTCCGATACTCATGGTGCTGGTGAAAGTAGCGAGGCTAATGAAAACGCCTTATCATGTCGATAGTCATTCTGACATTATCGGCTATGGGGGAATATCGAAGGGAATTGCTATCAAGGAGCAAAATGGAAAAGCCAAGTAAGTTCCAGCTCCAACATTCGTGGTATGAGCCAAAGAGGGTCAACAAGGGTGAGGCAAAGGTTTACGTCAATCAGGAGTCAACGCCTTATCACAGAGCGTATCACAGAGAGAAGATTACACCTTCTCAATTTGAGGCGTGTAAGGTTGTGGAGAAAAGATATCTGGCGTATTGGCTGAGAAATAGTCAGAGGAATATCTTGGATACAAGCGTTAGAGGTTCAAGCATGGATGCTGAAAGTCAGCAAGAGGCAAGTCTAAGGGCAAAGGAAAAGCTGGAAGAGATTACGGATGTAATGACACAAGCTCAAAGAGAAGTGGTTTTTAGCGTTTGCGTAGAACATGAAAAGCTAGGAGAATGTGATTTAAGACGGAAAAGATACAGATATTTTGTGGAAGGATTGGACGCAATCGCCTTTAAATTAAGGCTTTCGTGATACAACCTTTTAGGTGACATCTATAAACATTGATTAATGTGAGTTAGTTGGAGTTAAATGAGTATAATCAGCCTGAAGTGGCTGTGGATTAATCTACTTGATAAGTAATTGGAAAGATTAAACAATCAGTTTAAAAACAATATGCTAGATATTACTGAAAAGAAGGGCAATAGGTCAGGCAGAGTTGCTGGTACAGGGTCAGGGCAACAGCTTGTAAAGATTGTGAGGCAAGAGCTTACAGGAGCATTTGCCGAATTGAGGCGAAGAAAGAAGCCTTTACACCTTTTATTAGCCGATCAAATAGAGGTAGATGCGTCTAAAACATTGAATTTAATGGGGAAATTCCTTCCACAGCAGTTAAACATGGATGCTTTTGGCTCTGAGTTTAAGACAGCTCTGGAAGATGTAGCAAACCGAATATCTGAACAGAATATGCTGTTGAAAGAGCAGCAAGAGAACACGATCACAGTTGAGGCAGAGGATGATAAAGGCGCATAAGATGGCTTATGTTATTAGCAAGTGATTGATTTTATTACAATAATTTAATTTGCGCCTATTATGGCGTAATTATCAGCACCAAAACACAACATATAGTAGGTGGGGCAGCCAGAATTTAGTTATTTTCTAGTATTATTTCAATTTAGACCCCCCAGCCAAAATATGTGGGGGCATCTTAATATTTATATACCCCCACACCAAACTAAACAGCCTAAAAACAAACGTCGTAACGAGTAACTTTTTTCTTTCATATTCCTTCCAACTCCCCATGACCCCCCCTAGGGGTTGTGGGAGCTTTCTACCCTATGGCGAAAAAAAAATGAGCGAAATGTCAGATACCCTACTCGCCCTACGCAATGACCCTGTTTTATTTGTGACTACTTGCCTGAACGCCAAACCTCAGAAGTGGCAAGAAGAAGCCCTACACGCCATAGCGACAAAGCCTCGTGTCGCAATCCGAAGCTCTCATGGCGTTGGGAAGACAGCCTTTCTGTCATGGGTTATCCTATGGCTGCTACTCACCAGAGTACCCTGTAAAGTACCCTGTACTGCCAACAGCGCAAATCAGCTGGAGCAAGTCCTGTGGTCAGAACTACAGAAATGGGCGAAACGTCTACCTACAGGCTTTCAGAAGGAATTGAATTTTGCGTCTGATAAAATAACGCTAAAGAATGTGAAAGAGTCCTTTGCCGTTGCAAGAACAGCGAGAAAAGACTCACCAGAAGCCCTACAGGGATTTCATGGTACACCTGAAGTTGATGGCTCGCTCTCATTCATTGTGGAAGAGGCATCAGGTGTGCCAGAAATTGTTTTTGAGGTAGCGCAAGGCGCAATGTCTACGGCTGGGTCTAAAACTGTAATGGTTGGCAACCCCACCTCTGCCACAGGCTTTTTCGCAGATGCCTTTGGAAAAAATGCCGATAGATGGCATACGATTACTGTGTCTTGCTATGACTCTGAGATGGTATCCGAAGACTGGATAGAGGACATGAAGAGGCAATATGGCGAAGACAGCAATATCTTTCGCATACGTTGTTTGGGTCTTCCCCCCTTACAGGATGACGATACGATTATTCCGATACATCTGCTTGAAGATGCTATGAAAAGGGATGTAGAGGCACAGGAAGTAGCCCCCATCTGGGGCGTGGATATTTCACGCTTTGGCTCTGACCGATCTGCCCTCGCCAAAAGAAAGGGCAATGTTTTAGTTGAGCCTATAAAGAGTTGGCAAGGCAAAGACCTTATGGAGACAGTCGGCATTATCCTTGCTGAATATGAGTCTGTACCCTATGACCAACGCCCTAGCGATATATTGGTGGACAGCATTGGATTAGGGAGTGGTGTTGTAGACCGACTTATAGAGCTGGAATTACCAGCGAGAGGCGTAAATGTAGCTGAAAGCCCAGCATTAGGGCAACGCTATATGAAGTTGAGGGATGAGCTGTGGTTTAGGGCTAAAGAATGGCTTGAGGCTAGGGATTGCAAGATGCCTGAAGATGAAGTCCTTGTGCATGAATTATCGGCTGTTCGGTACAGCATTACGTCTAACGGCAAGTTTAAATGTGAGGCGAAAGACCAGATGAAGCGCAGAGGGTTAAAGTCACCTGACCTCGCTGATGCGTTTGTATTGACCTTTGCCCAACAGGCTATCAGGGCAACAGGCAGTAACTCATTAGCGTATGGCTACAGACGAAACTTGGATTATGGAGACTCAAATTGGATAGTGTAAATGGGATTATTGGACAATTTAAATTTTTCGCAGCCCTTTAGTCTTTC